GAATACACCATACATCACCAGCGAGGAACTACGCAAGACCCTGAACATTAGCAAGGGTTCTCTAGTTCGACTTAATAAGGAAGGTTGTCCCCGTGTTTATTTTTCCGGCGGGCTGGGAGGAAAAGGAACACACCCGCGTTACAAACTTGACGAAGTAACGGCGTGGCTTGAGAAAAGATCTCAAGAATTTTTGAAGAAAGGAGGGCGAAAATGAGCATCGAATACGACGAAGAAGACCGCTGCATCCGTGTGGATGATGTAGCTGTGAGTCACGCAGATGCCGAACGGCTGATGAACGAACACGAAACCGCAGCCGCGGCCCTCGAAAACGCCCTGGTGCGGTACGAACGGGACCATGCCACGACGGACAACCCTGACGGACACAACGACGACTTTTGACCAAAGCCATGAACGGGAACGAAAAAACGATAGCCAGCCTTGCGGATGCCTTGGAAGTGCTGTCCGGAGTGCTGAGGGAATTGGCGGACACTCCGGTTCCTTCCTCGGCTGAAGCGTCAAGCGTCGGAATGAATAATTTTGTTCCGGTAGATGAATTCGGAAGCGCAAAAGACTGCGCCGAACGGTTCCACTACTCCGTCAGTGGTATTACTCCTTATTTGTCGGAAGGGGTGAGGCTTGGGAAAATTACCAAGATGACGCCTATGAACAATCAACGGGGCAGGAAGGGCGAAGCACGCTTCAACATGCGCGAAGTCAGAGATTTTCTCTCCAACCAATCAAAACAATGACCACACATCAACACATCATCGACCGGGGGCCCTACAAGGGCATGGTGGAAACACTCACCAACAACCCGCACCCCGCCAAAACGGCGCGCTGCTACATGTGCGCCGAACCGCTGAACGCCTCGTCTTCGTGGGTGTCCCTGGTAGGGGACCATCAGGACGGAGTCTTCTGCGCCCGCTATCTGTGTCGCCTGTGCGCCCGGGAGCGTCTCAACGGCATCCCTGACGAAGCGGAGCGCTGTTGGAACTACACCCAGGCCGCACAATCAAAAGACCTCCTCTCCAAAATCCTCGCTTACCTGATTTTGTGGTGTGGAGTAATTGCCGCTGGAGGAGGATTTTTATTCTTAATTTTCCTCCTGCTCAAAACACTTTTTAACTGAACCCAATAGAACAAAAACACCATGCAAAGATTATGAGTAACGCACCTACACATAAACTAGATTTGCCCCAGGCGCCAGTCCCGAAAAAGACACTCCATGAAATTGTGATGTCGGAGGACATGAAGAGACACATTGCCCAGCTTGTAGAGGGCATGATGACGCCGGAACGCTGTATCAGTATCTTCTGGCACTGCTGCCAGAAAACCCCACTCCTTCAGCAATGCGCCCCTGTAACGCTGATTGCATCCCTGAAAAACCTGCTGATGATGCGTTGTGAGCCTGACGGCATCCACGGCTATCTTGTTCCATTTTGGGCTAAAGACAAGGCAACCGGAAAGCCCGTGCTAACCTGCGTGCCGGTGCCCTCCGCCCGCGGCCTGATGCGTATGGCCCGCTCCAATGGCGTCACCAACCTCAACATTGGCATTGCACGTGAGGGAGAGCCGTTTTACTGGAATATCGAGGACGGGAAATTTGTCATGGGTCACACCCCCGGATGGGATGACGACAAGAAACCCATCAGGGGTTTTTACTGTATCTGGACAGACAAGGATAGCTACTTGCACGGGGAGCGGATGAGTCTGAAAGCCGTCAATGATATCATGGCCCGCTCCAACTCCCGTAACAAGAAGGGGGAAATCGTAGGACCCTGGAAAACCGATTTTGAACAAATGGGCTTGAAAACAGTGATCAAGCGCGCCTCCAAGCAATGGGATTTGCCCTTGTATATCCAGCAAGCCATGAGCGTCTCCGACGAACAGGAATTTGGAAGCGAAATGCGGAATGTAACCCCGGAAAAAACCGATGGACCCGCCGAAGGGGAAACCCCGTGGAACAACGCGCCAGCACCTGAAGAATTCCAAAACGACCAACCGGAAGCCCTGCCGGAACCGGAGCCGGAAGGACAGAATGACCTTATTCCCGGACTGAAGATGCCCGCGCCGAAAGAGCCCGTAACCATCAGCAGGGAGGACTATTGACATGAGCCTATCATCGAATTGTACCGTTTACGAGAACGTGCCCCAGCGTTCGGAAGCGTGGTTCAAGTTGCGCTCCGGACGCCTGACGGCCAGCAATTTTGACAGGCTGCTTACCCCTACGGGACGCAAACCCCAGCCCAAGAACAACAAAGAAAGGGGCCCGTGGGGCGCCCTGATTATTGAATTGTGCTGCTCTTTCCTCCGTCCTGATGAAATCCAATGGGAAGGAAACCGCCACACGGACCGGGGAGAAGAACTGGAACCGGAAGCCAGGGACGAATTCAGAAAAATAACCGGACTGACTGTCAAGGAAGTGGGGTTTGTCCTTTGCAAAGACGGCCCGGTTGGGTGCAGCCCTGACGGACTCATTGTTGATGCGTCTGGCGATTACATTGCCGGACTGGAAATCAAGTGCCCTCTCTCCAAGACACATGCTCTTTACCTGCTCAACGGCGTGCTGCCAGATGACTACCGGCAGCAAGTTCACGGCTCTATGGCCGTGACGGGGTTGCGGACATGGTATTTCATTTCCTACTGCCGGGGCCTGCGTCCGTTTGTCATCAAGGTGGAGTGGGATGAATACACGGACAAAATCAAGGAAGCCTTGGATGAATTTAAAGCGGAATATCGGGATAAATACGATCTCATTATGCCGCGCATCCGCCCGGCAGCAGAAGGGAGGGCGGCATGAGAACGAAGGCAAGAGCTATCCACCGGCCCGGCGTGATGAACAAAACGGAAGCCGCCTATGGCTTTTACCTGTCTGACCTCCAAAACAAAGGGGAGATACGGGAATTCAAGTTTGAAGCCGTCAAACTGATCCTGGGGAACCGCTGCTCATACACACCGGATTTCATGGTTGTCCGCCCTGACGGCACCCTTGAATTCCACGAGGTGAAAGGCTTCTGGCGCGACGACGCCAGGGTAAAAATCAAGACCGCCGCCGACAAGTTCCCCTTTGTTTTTATCGCTGCCAAGCAGACAAAAACGGGTTGGGAAATCGAAACAATCCAGGAAGGAGAAAATTGAAATGAATAGATTTAAGAAAACATATAGAGAATGCCTTTGCTTAGTATCATCAGGAGGTTTTGTCGCAGGATGTATTTATCCGATCGTTGGTTGGAATAATGGTCTACATGTTATTACAGAAGATAAAAACGGTGAACCATTGGATTATTTGCTTCATAATGGGGGCGGTGATCCTGTTGAAAACGAATATGGGATAACAGGCGATCTTGCGGCGGTAGATGATAGATTCGACGAAGAACAAGGAAACTTAATATTCCGAACTTTGGTTGACGGTAAAATCGACACATATCCGTGGGAACTTGAACAGAAGGGAGGGGCCGAAAATGAAACTGACGCCTGAACAGAAAGCTTTTTACGAGTACGGGAAAGCCCGTGAGGCTCTTCGGCTCTTTAAGACGGACTTTGCATACCGGGAAGAAACTTTAAGAGAATTCTACGAGAACTATGTATGTGAAGCCTGGCAGAAGCGGGCCGCGTGCAGGGCGTGGGTGCCTTTAAAGGAGCGAAATTGCAACAATTGCATGCACCTTTATCGCGACACGAAATTTGGTTCTCCTTGTTTTTGTTGCACAGGTATTGACGACGAAATTCCCAATAACTGGGAGCCGAGAAAGGAGGCATTATGAAGGACTGGACAGGGAATAAAAGGACGCTTGGCGCTACGCTGGGAGCATCCTATCTCGCCACCGGTGAAAGGCCGAGGGAAGACTATTACGCCACCGATCCGGACATGGTGCGGGATCTGCTCAACGCTGGCGCGCCTCTCCGTCAGCGGGTATGGGAACCAGCCTGCGGAGCTGGTCATATCGTCAATGTCCTGCGGGAGCGGGGGCATGAAGTCTGTGCAACCGACATTGTTGACCGTGGATGTCCTGATTCCTGCGTACAAGATTTCTTGTGGGAGTTCGACGATGGCGAGATAGGAGACGTGGATATTATGACCAATCCTCCCTACGCCACAGCCCTTGAATTTGTCGAGCGTGCGCTTGCCTGCGTCAAGGATGGAGCCAATGTCTGGATGCTTCTGCGTCTCCAGTTTTTAGAGGGCAAGGCCCGGCGCCGGTTGTTCGACGTTGCCCCCCCCTCCGACGTGTGGGTATTCAGCGAGCGGCGGACCTGCGCCAAAAACGGGGATTTTTCCAAAACCGAAGGCGGCGCCATTGCCTACGCTTGGTTTCACTGGGTCAAAGGATATAACAATCAAACTATTGTGAAGTGGTTATGAAAGCCGTACTGCGATATTTAGGCGGTAAAAACCGCCTTGCCCCGTGGATTATCCGGCATTTCCCGGCTCACACTTGCTATGTGGAGCCATACAGCGGAAGCCTGGGTGTCTTGCTCAACAAGGCCCCGGCGCCGGTGGAAATCTGCAATGACAAAGACGGCGAGATTGTCAACCTGTTCCGCGTCCTCCGCAGTGAGGACGCCGGACGGCTGCTTGAGGCCGTCATGCTGACCCCATACAGCCGTGACGAGCTCAACGACTCCGCCCCTGCAGGTGATGCCGTGGAGCGTGCCCGGCGTCTGCTAGTGCGCTCCTGGATGGGGATTGCAAGCGACTCTTTCAGGGAGGGACTGTCCGGCTTACTCGTAAGCCGGAACAGGGTGCCTTCTCCGGCTACCGACTGGGACCGGCTGCCGGAAACTCTGCGGCTGGCCACCCAGCGGTTAAAGCACGTCCACGTGGAAAACCGGGACGCCCTTGACGTCTTACAGGCCCACGACGGGCCGGAAACACTCCACTACGTTGACCCGCCTTACATGCCAGCCACGCGCACCAGGACGGGGCGATACAGCCATGAGTACACGGAGGACGATCACCGGCGCTTGCTCAACGTCCTGGTCACGCTGCAGGGCAAGGTGGTGTTGTCCGGCTATGATAACGAGCTTTACAACTCCGCCCTGCAGGGCTGGCACAAGGACTCCATCAAGACCATTTCCAACATGAGCAGTCCACGTGTGGAATGCCTGTGGATTAACTACAACCCCCAACTGACGCTTTTTTGATTATGGCGCGTAAACCAACATCTTTAATCCCGCGGACGCACCGGGAATTATGCGAAATTGCTGAACGCTGGCTCATGGGCTCTGCCCGTTGCCGGGTGGCGATCGCGGAACCGAACTGCATCGTTACGGACGAGCAGCCCGACGCTATAGGTTTCAAGGGATCGTATAGCATCCTCGTTGAGGCTAAAACCAGCCGGGCGGATTTTTTGGCAGACCTCAAAAAGCCGTTCCGCCTCCGTCCTCAAAAGGGTATGGGGTATTGCCGATACTACATCTGTGAGCCGGGGATCATCACAGAAGATGACCTGCCGGAACGGTGGGGATTACTGTATGTCCTCCCTGGCGGACGGGTTCGGATAGTTCGGTACAGCAGACATTTCCGTGAGGCAAACTACGCCGCTGAAAGGAGCCTTTTGACCGCATGCCTGTACATCCAGAAGCCGCTAAAAATCAATACTGTTCAAGGCAGGAAAATACAGCTCTCACCTGCATTTGGCGCAGAAGCAAAAGAGAAGGAGGGGATATAGTATATATGGCCGGAGACTGGATAAAGGTTGAACACACAACACCCGACAAGCCGGAAGTGGTGAAGTTGGCCGACATGCTCGGCATTGATCAGGATGCCGTGGTTGGAAAGCTGCTGCGCCTTTGGATTTGGGCTGATCAACAATCCGTCTCTGGTAACGCTATCACCGTTACAAATTCGTTTCTCGACCGTCTCGTATTCTGCCCCGGTTTCGCCGCTGGGCTTGTCAAAGTCGGCTGGTTGAATGGACGCAATGGACTCCTTTCAATCCCCAATTTTGACCGCCATAATGGCCAAACCGCTAAGAATAGGGCCAATACGAACCGCCGAGTTGCGAATCACCGAAAAGGACGTAACGATGAAACCGTTACAGATGTAACGCCCGAACCGTTACAAAAACCGTTACCAGAGAAGAGAAGAGAAGATAATACTACTACACCAACTACAACCGGGCGCGAAGTCTGCCAATTTCCGCAGGACGTGTCCGAAATTGACCGCTTCATGGCCGCTCAAGTGCTGCACCCGCTCGGAGACGAGCTTACCCGGTGCGCCGAACGGTTTTTTAACGAGCAAGCCGCCGTTGGCTGGAAAAACAAGCACGGCATCCCCCTGGCGGACTGGCGGCCCCTGGCCCGCCAATACGCCGCCACCTGGGCCCGCAACAACGCGGCCGAAGCTGGCTTAAAGCCCGCCAATGCCGCGGGAACCGCATCAAAATCAACACCTAAACCATCACGAAGAGATGAACTCTGGACAGACTGACGACCCCATTGACGCCCGGCACGCCCTCAAAGGTGCCGACATTGAAAGCCTCTTGGCATCCATGACAGCGCTTGCCACGGATGACGGAAGAAGCATTGAAGAACTGGAAGCGGAAGCGCTCGCCGCCGAGAAACAGCGGGAGGAAGAACGCAAGGCAACCTATGAACGCCTGGGCCTGGTTGACCGAGGCTTTCCTCGCCGGGCGATTGATTGCCTCGACGAAGTGACCGGAGAACCATGGAAGAAGGCCCTCCGTGATGCCTATCGCCTTGTTTTGACTCCTGGGAGTATCATTGTACTAAACGGACGCTACGGCACCGGGAAAACGGTTTTAAGCACGTTTCTTGCCCGCGTCATGTACCGGCGCAAGAAGCGCGTCCTCTATACCAAGGCCTATGATTACACGATGGCCCTGCGGGAGACGTTCAACGGCGGCGGCTCTGAATCCTCTGTCATGGCCCGCTACAAGTCGCCTTATCTGCTGGTCCTGGACGAGTATCACGAGGTAAAGGACACGGACTTTACAGGCCCGGCGCTGGAACGGCTCATTGACTACCGGCACCAGAACGGCAAGCCGACCATCATCATTGCCAACTACAGCCCCGCCGCCCTGGAGGATCGCCTCGGCCCGGCCATTGTTTCACGCATCCATCTATGCGGCACCATCATCACGTGTGATTGGCAATCGTACCGTGAGATCAACTACAACCTCCGGGAATAGCCCTGGAATCTCGTATACCCCCTGGAATCTCGTATAGGGGGCGCGTTTTTATCTTGGAAAGATCAAGATTGTTTCTTTGTAGACCGCCCCCTTGTATCAAACGCCGGGATATTTAATTTTCTCCTTGCTTTTCCGATAACTTGTATTGATTTGCCTGTTTTATTAGCGACTTCTTTATCAGTCATTGTGCCCAGCAGGGATTTAATGTATTCGTCCCCTTCTATTGTTTCTTGCAAGCTTTTTTCCTCACGTAATGCCGGAACATTCAATTTCTGTCTAATTCTTCTTACTGCCTCGTCATCAATATTAAATTTTTCGGCTATTACTCTATCATAAACTTTCCCAAGCATAGATAAGAGTTTTTTACGTTGGTCCGGTGAAAATCTTTCTAAAATGCTTTTACTGAAAGGCTTAATTTTGTTCTGTTCTCTAAATTTTTTAATTACATATACGCTGTACCCTGTTTTTTTTGCAATTTTTAAATCTGATACTCTTCCCAATAAATTAAGAATTATATCCTTGTCCGCATCCTTAATGGGAGAGTATGGAGCTGGAGCAATTTTTAATTTTCTACGGTTCCGCGCTACAACATTAAGCGATATTCCAAGCCTTTCAGCAATTTCGCTATCAGGAACTTTCCCAAGCATGGATAGCATTTCTTCGCGTTTCTCTTCGGGGAATTTAGTATCAGATAATGATGGAATGCCCATCTTTTTTCTAATAAGCGCAATTCCTGCCTTGGAATAACCGAATTTTTTAGCAATTTCATCATCCGGGGTCTTTCCAAGCATGTTAATTAACTCTTCGGGATACTCTTTTTTCTTGTGTGGTTTATTTGGGTCTCGTGGCTGACGGGGTTTACGCGGCCCCCTATATGACTTAATCCCTAATTTCTTTCTAAGGTAGGCTACTCTGGAATTTGAGTATCCAAACTTCTTGGCACACTCCGAGTCAGGAATTTTTCCGAGCACTGCAATAAGCTCTTCATCGTGTTGGATGCGGATTGCTTCAGGGCTGCAATACTTTTTGATACCTAATTTATAGCGTTCAGTCTGGACCGTGACGCGCGCTATTCCGAGTAGCTCGGCGATTTCCAGATCAGGTTTTTTGCCCAACATGGACCGCATTTCTTCACGCTGTTCGTGAGAAAGAATGCGGTGAAACCTCTTTTCTCGGTATTTTTCATGCAATAACTCCATGAGCAATTGCATGTATTCAGGCGTGGGATGTGGTTTTTTAGTATTTAGCCACTTCCAAACAGCATCTTCCGTCACCCGCATCATCTGCGCGGCCCTTTTTACAGCTTGGGTAGGATTTGGAAGATTGTTGGCAGTTTGAAGCCAGTCGATAAATTCTTGTGCGGTCATAGTGAGAAAGGAGGGGCGGCTTCGCCGCCCCTGGGGGTTATTTAGTGAGCTTCAACGCGGGAAGCGTCCTGCGTCCAGTTGAGGTTTTCTCCTTCAATTTCTTCGCCCGTCATTTGTTCAAAGACCATGAAGATTTCAACCTTGTTCCCTTCTGCATCATAGCCGGGAGCAGACCATTCTTCCATATAGCTGCCGTCTTCGTATTTGTCCGCATAGGAGCCAGGGAAAACCCTGTTGGTGTATTCCATCTGGCGCGCTGCATAGTAGGTCTTGCCTTCAAACTTGTAGCTGCCAAATTCACGTTCAAGAGCGGTCAGGTTGATTTCTTCTCCGTCTTCCGTGGTGATGATTTTGTTATCGTTCATTGTCTTGTTCTTTCTAGTTTTGTTATTTGGATTATGTCTTCGTTCGGTCCCTTACCTCCCGTCAACAAAATTAAGTTACTATAAAATTTATAGTAACGCAAGAGAAAAAATGAAAAAAGGTGAAAAAAGTTGTCATTCCGTTTTTGCTTGCGGCCTGGCGCAGAATATGAGAGAAGTAATTTGTTCTTTCTAGGAACACGTCAGCCCTCCGGGGCTGTGGATTAAAACGATCACAAGATCAGCACGAGCGGAAACGCTCATTCCCTTAAAAAGGGCGGTTCTTCGGGGCTGCCCTTTTTTATTCCTTCGGGACGGCAGGGGCGGCAAGTACCCGCCATCCGGCGCCGCTGCCATGTCCGCATTTGCGGAAGCGTTGTGCAGCACAAACCAGGAGCTTATAGACCTTTTTCCCCTTTTCTTCGCCGTACCGGTCTATCATGTAGAGTTTGAGATTCCGAGCCGTGACTTTCTCTCCATCCGGGGATTCCAGCAGCCATATCTTTGCATGGCAATTTGTCTCAAATTTCCCTGTTCTGGGGTGCTTCCTGGGGCCGGGAACTCCCCGATGCTTGCAAGCCTCCTGAAAGGCTTCTGACGTGATTTTCCGCCCCTTCTGGGCTGCATTCGCGCAAGGATAAGAGCAATGTTTCCGCCGAAAGAGTTTTTTAGCGCGGAATTCCTTTCCGCACACGGGGCAGGTGATAGTTTCCCAGGCGGCGTCATAGTGTGCCTTGAGGCAAGCGCGGGAGCAGTATACGCTTTCCCGCGCTCCGTAGCGCGGCGGAACATCCTTGCCGCATATAGGACACTTTTTCACAAAATCTGTATATGTGAGAGGGTCAGATTTGTCAATGGGCCCAGAAAGGAATGAACAAACAGAGTGCTTGATTTGCTAGCTACTTGTCCTCTAGAGTAGACCTGCAGGAAAAAGAAGCAATCACCTACCGCCAACAAGAAAATAGGACGGCCCAGCCTCTATACGGAGGCATTAGCCGACGAGATAGCCTCCCGTTTAGCCAACGGGGAAACGATGAAGTCCATTTGCTCGGACGATCACATGCCGGAGGTTTTAACTGTCTGGAGATGGAGGCACGAACGGGAAGAGTTTTGTAAACTCATTCAACGCGCGCGGGAAGCGCAGTCAGAAGCCATGCTCGACGAGTGTCAGTCTTTGTCAGATGCCGCTGCCCAGGTTGCCCTCGACCCCGAATGCGGATCCGCCTCCGTCGCTGCCAAGAAGCTCGCCATTGAAACGCGGCTGAAAGTTGCCGCCCGTTTTGCCCCCGAGAAATTCGGCGACCGAGTTCGGCAGGATGTAGCGGGCGTTCCCGGCGCTCCATTGGAACGCAAAATCACCCTGGACCCCGAGCAGCTTGCCCAGCTCCGGGAAGACGAGAAAACCGCGCTGGAAACCATCGCTGGCAAGCTCAATCCCTAGACATCAGGCCATACCTCCCCGTCAGCTTCTTCCTCCGTCACATTCTCGGACTCGATCCTTATCCCTGGCAAATCGAGGCCATCAAGGCATTGCTTCTTGGAAAGGTGAGGCTGGGAGGGCGAAGCGTGGCCATGGTTGCTCCGAACGGATCGGGAAAGACGAGCCTATCCATTGCGCCCGCAATCCTGTGTTTCCTTACCTATTTTCCTCGGGGTCAGGTGCCAGTCACGTCATCATCATGGATGCAGGTAGAAAAACAGCTCTTTCCCGCGCTTCGCCGCTATATGGATAACCCTTTCTTTGACGGCTGGACATTCAACAAAACCGAAATCCGCACGCCGGAAGGAGGATTTGCCGTGGGATTCTCAACCGACAACGCGGGACGCGCAGAAGGGTGGCATCCGAAAATCTCGCCCGACGTGGATCCCGTCTTTTACGTCCTGGACGAAGCCAAGACCATTCCCGACTCCATCTTCACCGCTGTTTCCCGCTGCACGCTCTTCAACGCGTTCATCACCTCGTCGCCGGGTGCCGATTCCGGAACCTTTTACGACTGCTTCCACAAAAATTCATCCCTCTACTACAAAATCCGCGTTAAATACGAGGATTGCCCGCACATCGAAATCAACGATCCAGGCAAGGCCGAACGCCTGAAAAAAGAATACGGCGAACAGTCCTCCTTCTACCGCTCGGCCATCCTCGGCGAATTCACGGACCTTGACGGGCAATCCGTCATTTCCCGCCGCGCCATCATGGAGCTGCTCAACAACCCGCCTCCCTTTTTGGACACCGGGGAGACCTGCGGCGGCTTTGACTTCGCCGCCGGGGGTGATGAGAATGTCTTCGCGGCCGGACAGGGCAACCGATTCTTCATCGCCGACCACTGGGCCGACCCGGACACCGTAGGAGCGCGCGGACGTTTCCGCCGAAAGGCCGCCGAACTCGGCATCTCTGCCGACCGCATCTTTGCCGACGGCGACGGCCTGGGACTCCCCATCATTGACGACTTCCGCGCCGAGGGTTTTCCGGTGCACTCCTACCGCGGAGGATTTCCGGCGGATGACACACAAGCCTTTGTCAATCTGCGAGCCCAGGCATGGCGGGCTCTCGCCCGCGCCATCGAAGAAAAAGAACTCATCCTCGACATTGACGAGGATACCATTGAACAGCTGGTCGCGCCGCGGCTCCAAACCGATGCTATAGGCCGCGTCCGCATTGAGAGCAAGGAAGACATGGCAAAGCGCGGCGTTTGCTCCCCCGACAGGGCCGACGCCCTCGTGATGGCCTGGCACGCGCGCCGGAACAGCGGACTGGTGCGGACGCTGGGAGCCTGGTACGCCCGGCCCGTGTCATCAAAACGCGCTTACGGGAGATATTAGGGTTGACAACATATCAAGATATCAATATATGACGATATGTAAGCAATCGCAGGGTGGTGAAACGGTATCACGCGGGGTTCCTGTCCCCGAATCGAAGGTCCAACTCCTTCCCCTGCAACCACCTTTTCTTTAGCCTCAGGTTTAACGCCGTCAAAAATATCCTCAACGCCCCGAAGCTGGTAGCCCAACAGGAGACCAGAATCAAGGAGCTTGAAACGGACCTGGCCCGGCGAGCGTTGACGGAACAGAGCCGGAAGCCTAACCAGCCTCAATGGTTTGAATATTGGGACCCGTTACAGGGCGCCGACCTGCAAACCCTGATTGACGCCCGGAACGAAGCGCGGCGTGGAGCCTTTGCCCGCCAAATGCTCATTTGGGACGAGGTCATCTACTCGGACGGCTTGATGGGCATGCTCTATTCCCGGCTCATTGAAAGCGTCTCCATGCAGGGATGGAAGATTGACGCCGCGGACGACAGCCCGGAAGCCCAGCGTCAGCAGAACGCGCTGGAAGAATTCTATCACTCCGTCACCGGACTTCAACAGGCCTTTGGGCAGTTGGCCTCCGCTATGTTTTACGGGTACGCCCACCTCCAATACATCGAAGATTCCTGGGGCCGCCGCTTTGAATTCATCCCGCAGCGATACTGGGTGCGGCCCGGAGAGCTGAACGAATGGCAGTTTAATCCCCAGTGCTACATCGGGGTCGACACGGGCGAGAGCGTAGAGGAAGAAACGCTCGTGGTCATGGAGCACCGGAACCCCATTCTTTTTCCGGCAACCCGCGCCTCTTTTGAGCGGAATCACGCCAAAGTTACGTGGGACAACCATATGGACCGCTACGGGAGCGCCCCGGTCATCATCACGGCGCCCAAGGACGCGAGCGCCGCCGTCATGGACGCGCTGGAACGGGCCTGTGAGGAACTCAAATCGGGAGCCTCCATTGTGCTTCCTCCCGGCTGCACCGCCGAACCGTTGAAAGCCTCCAACATCAACGAAAACTATTTCCTATCCCGAATCAACATGTCCGACAAGGACCAGGTGCGGTTTGTAATGGCCGGCACTCTGACCGTCCTGAATGAATCAGGATCCGGCACGCTGGCCGGGGGAGCGCACACGGACAGCTGGAATTCGGTCGTCTCCGCGGTCTGTTCCAAGGTCGCCGAAGCTTTTAACGCCGCCATCAGCCCGCTTGTCCTGGGAGACGGCGAACCGCTGGCCCGCCTCCACATCACTTTTGACACCGTCCAGACCCCGCTGCAGAAAGCCGAGGAAATCGCCGCGCTTGCCGACGGAGGCGTCCGCCCCGAGAAGACCGAGATTGAAGAAAAGATCGGCATGTCGATCGAGGACACGCAGGACCCCGTTCCGGTGACGGCGGCGGCCAACAGGGAACCGGAAAAAGCACTCATTCCGCCCGATGCTTATGAACAGCTTCAGCAAATGATTTACGCCGGACTCATGAAAGGATTTACCGATGATCAGCACGAAACAAATCAATGACCTGTCCCGACCCGCCAACGGCTGGTTCCACGTTGAGAAAAGCGGAGACCATGACGTTGACTACGGCGAGGGTCCCGCCGTGTTGCGCATCGACGAGCAGGCGATCCGGGACATGGTGGACGACTTCAACGCCCGCACCTTTGACGGCCCGGGCATGCTCATCGACGGCGACCACCTGAGCCACGACCTTTCCCGCGATACTCGGGCCCTCGGATGGCTCAAGAGGCTGGACACCTACCGCGACCCTTCCGGCACGCTGGAACTCTACGGGTTCATCGAATGGACGCCGCGCGGCCTGAAGATGCTGCAGGACAAGGAATACACGCAATCATCCACCGAATATGGCGAAGGCATGACTTTGACGGACGGCGTCTACCGCCCGTCGCGTCTGACCGGCTTCGCTCTGACCAACCGGCCGCGCATCAAGGGAAAGCGGCCTCTGGTCAACCGACAGACTTCCCCCGCCTCCGACGAGGCCGGGGGCGACCCCAAAAGCCCCGAAGAGGGGGAAACAACCCAGAAAACCAATATGGAAAACGACGATAGAGAATATCCGTCCAAGGAGATGGACAAGGCCCAGCGGGCCCTGTTCGACTCCCTGCTTGACAAGCTGGATGTCGAATTTGACGGCACCGACGACATGAGCAGGGCGATCCTCGGACGCCTTGATGAACTGCTCTCGCTGGAAAAGCGTGAGAAAGACCACGTGAACGCCGAAGTGGACGACGCCGTCAGCACGTACGAAAACGCGCTGGACGAGGAAGAACGCGAGGAATTCACGGAAGAACGCCGGGAAGAGCTGAAAAACTCTCTCCGGGAAAGCCCCGCCGCGCTGAACGCTTTTATCCGTGCGCTCAACCGCCAGACTCCGCCCAAAAAACCGGATCAGGAGGAAAAGAAGGAACTGCCGAAAAGGACGCCTCTGAACCGCCGCGCGACGCTGAATCCCCCTGACCCATTCCGCAAGAAGGAATCCATTGACGGATTCAACAACCGCGTCAACGAACTGATCAAGGACGGCATGAAGCGCTATGACGCCTACCAGAAAGCGACCGAAGAAGGCTTCATCGTCTCCGCCAACCGATAACTTAACCCATATCAACCAATGCCATCACTCAACGTAACCCAGAAAAACGCCATCGTCTATTTCAACGCCCCTGAAGGCGTTGACCTGTGCGGACAGGAAGGAACCGTCGTGGCGCTGACCGCCAATCCTGACATCCCCGAATTTGTCGGAACTCCGTTGTCCGCCATCCCCACGCAGACGCAGCTGCTCGGCGTCGTCCTGCAGGGACAGCCCAACAAGGGAACCTGCGTCGCCGCGCTCGTCGGAATGTATGCCGGCCTGATCAAGGCGGCTCTATCCGACACGCCCGGAACCATCAACGCCGGAACGCCCGTCACCATCACGGCCAACGGGACATGGAAGGCCGCCGCCAGCGGCGACACCGTCTATGCCCGCGTTATTCATGCCCAGTGGGAACAGGGCCTTGTGGAAATCGGCTTCGTTCCGTCCTACCAGGTCGCCGCAGCCTAACTATTAACCCCAACCAACAGAAAGACCAAGAACAAGGGCTACTCCATTTTGCTCCGCCGTTCAGTTCACCGATGTCCTGACCTCCTATTCCGCGGGGTCCGGGAACACCGAAGAGAACTCCATCATCAGCCGCATCGCTCCGATCGTCCCGGTCTATGACCTGAATTTCCAGTACAAGGTCTGGGACACGGAATCGGCCTTCACCGTCCAGCCCATCCAGGTGGGACCGGGCGAACCTCCCCGCCAGACCGTCCTGCGCGGAAGAAACGAAACCGACACCCTTCAGGGCTACGGCTTGACGCTGCCCATCCCTGACGCCTTGCTGGGCGTCAACCGGGAAAAGGCGCAGGCCATCACCCTGGCGGAATACAAACTCATCGAATCCCAGTTTGTGACGTCGTACGAATACGAACGCGCCAAGCTTCTGATGAGCCAGCTTCCGGCCGCTTCCGGGATGGGTGACTGGGCCAACCAGCAGAAAAACCCGTTGGCGGATCTGGACCAGGCGATCCTGTCCATCAACGCCGCAACCGGACACATGCCGAACACGATTGTCTTCGGCATCAACGCATGGCAGCTGCTTCGCTCCAACACGCTCGCGCGTCAGGTGGTTTCCTTCAACAGCGTCGGCCTGTTCAACGAAGACCTTCTTCGCATGGCTCTGATCCGGCCCATCCGGGATATTTACATCGCCTCCATGCCGTACCGCGACGCTTCCGGCGACGCGAAAACCATCATGGAAAACGAAGTCTATGTCCTGTACAAGGAAGACTCCCCGACGCAGTTCGACGCCTCCGCCGTCAAGACCTTCGGTCTTTCCGGCAAGCTTCGCCGAGAAGTCATCACTGAATACAAGCCGACGCCGGCCTTGACGCTCGTCACAAACCGCGTCTACTCGCTGACCAAGTTGACGAACCCCAGCGCCATCGTCCGCATCGACGCGACGGCCACCGGCGATTAACCCCAACCCCGCCTCCATCATGTCCGCCTTTCCTGCCTGGTCCACGATTTCCACCGACGAAGCCGATCGGCTGCTCGGTCTCAACACCGCCGAACGCGATGCCCTGGTAACAGCCGGGGAACAGCGCAGCCTGGACTACCGGGATGTCATGATGGAGGCGGTCAACGATGTCTGCATGACCATCCGCGGGGCGCTGGCCAACAACCTCGCCCTGCGGCAATCGCTCCAGAACAGCGGCATGTACGACATTCCGCAAAGCATGCGGTCCCTGGCATGGCCGCTGATCATCCGGCAGCTCTACCTGCGCTACCAGCTCAACCTGACCGAGACGCGCCAGAAGGCCGCCGAATCGGCGGACGCGATGCTGGCGCTCTACGCCAAAGGGGACATGCTGCCGGAAAGCGTGGACGGCTCCGCGCCCGCGGATCCCGCCTACATGATGCCGCGCTACACGCGCCGCCCCTGGTTCAACCCCATGCGAAGCACCTACCGATGATGACCGCCGCCCAGATGGAGATGATCGCCAACGACTACGCCGAACGCGCCTTTTTCGTGTCCGGCGTGGAGCCCGGCGTTATCCTGTCCGACTTTGAGGAAAAGGCGGGGAAGGTCGCCTCCGGCGCCCTGAGCTATGAAGAGGCGCAGCAGTCCATCCGCGAAACCCTGCGCCAGCAGGGCTACCGACCGCCGGCAACGGGGCAGGGCGGCATTCAGGATTTGTCATCCTGGCTCCGCATCCAGGTCGTCATGGAAACCAATGCGGCCATGGCGCACGGTTACCGGAACTGGTATAACTGGATGCAGGACGAAGACACGGCCGCCTTCAAATTTTACCGCTCCCAGGGGCGGGAAGACCCGCGCTATTGGGCCGAACGCTGGAACCGTGCCCGGGCCGGGCTGGAAGAAGAAGCCACGGAAGCGGTATCATCCGGCTTCATCCGCGGGGAAATCGTCGGCTATGCGCTGGCGGCCTCCGATATCTGGATCCGCCTTTCGCGCTTTGGCACGCCTTACCCGCCCTTTGACTACCTGTCCGGCATGAACATTGCCCCCGTGGGCGCCGAAGAAGCCCGCGCGGCCGGGCTGGCCGTGTCGCGCGTCCGTCCCGCTCCCCCCAGCTTCAACGCAACCTTGGAAAGCAACGCCAAAGGCGTGACGGAATCCAACAGGAACAAGATCCGCCGCATCCTGAAAGACGCCGTGCGCGTCAAGACCGGGAACGACGGCAATACCACCTTTGCCTACACGGACCCGAACGGCACGCGCCCTTACACGGACGCGGAACTGGCGGACGTCCTGTCCGGGGATTTCCCGGAAGAGATCCCCTTGCGCCAGGCCCAGGCCTTCAGCCTGGCGGCAGCCGGGGGAGCCGTGGCCGGAACGCTGGCGGCCCTCTACCTGGACCGTCTGCTGGACCGTCTGGCTTCCGAGCCGGAAGGTGATTGGTACGCCCGGCCCGCAGACGTGGCCGCCGCGTCCTCCCGCCAGTATATCCCCGTTTCCCCAAAGGAAGAGGGGGAATTCACCTATCCCATTACCTCCGGGCACGTCAGGAAAGTGGAAGACGTCGCCGGAGCCCTCAATGTGGAACTGTCAACCCCTTACGTTTTACCCGTCAAATGGCTGTAACCGTCCACATCGACCAATCCGCGATTAACCGCGCGTTTGCCGACATGGCGCCGTCCGCCGCCCTGCACAAGACCGCCATCCGCAAGGCGGGCGTTGCCCTCAGTCTGATGATTCAGCAAACCTTGCGCCAGCAGGGCAAGGACTACTACGACGCCGCGGCGGACGCCACCAGCATGGAAGAAACCGCCGAAGGCGTCAGCGTCTCCATTGCCTGGCGCGGCATCGGCCTGCACTGGATAGGCACGCAGGGCTACCTGGGCGGCCCGCTGCGGCCCACCGGACGCACTTCGGAAGTCACCGGCAAGCCGATTCAGAACCTCGCCATCCCCACCATCAACGCGCCACGAGGGCATGGAGGGACCCGAAGCATTTACAGCGCAGGCTTCCGCAAAGAGGACTTGCAATTCATCCCCTCCAAAAATGGAGGACGGAATGGAAATGTAACCGGTGTCCTGATTCTCAAGACAGCCCAGTCCTCCACCGGGAAGAAAGCGGCCCGCAAGCTTTTCAGCAAAGGAACGAAAACAGGAGACGTCCTCTATATCCTGTGCCGGGAAGTAACGATTGCTCCTACTCCTGGCATCCTGCCGACGATGGACCAAATGGCGCAGCGCGCCGCGGAAACATACCTCACCCAAATCGGAAACGAATCATGATCCCCTCCATTGACCAGACCATGAGCTGCCGCATCATTGAGCGGCTCAAAAGCAGCAAGGAATTGAG